TGAACGATGCCATCAATGCTTTGAGTCCTTTGGTTGCAAACAATGTATTGTCAAATATGACAATCAACGAGAAGAGACAATTGGCAAACCTTCCGCCTATCGCTGGAGGAGATTCATTGCCATCAGCAGCACCAGTTGCCTTGTCAAAACAAAACCCATTCGGTTGGGATGATGAGCGTGACCTTGTTGTATTCAATAAGTACGGAGAGAAAGCCGAAGAGTTTGAGGAGGCGAAGTTTGAGTTTGCCGATGCGATTGAATCTGCCATCTTGAATGTGTTGAAAGAGAACAAAGGGTTACAGGTTGGAGACATTGTAAACATCACCAAACTTGACGCAAGGGTTGTTGCCGATGCGATTGCCAAACTTGCCAAAGCGGAATTGGTTAAGTCATACGAGGACGGATTGGAAACAACCCCAAAAGGATTGGAAGAAATCAAAAATCTTCAAACTGAATTGGTGGTTCGCTATCAATACGGACTTGCACCGGGAATCAGCGGAGGACTTTTGATTGATACATCTCGTAAGTTCTGCACGGATGTTGTGAATAGTGGTCGTGTGTATTCTCGTGAGGACATCACTATGATGAGCAATGAACTTGGATACGATGTTTGGAAACGCAGAGGTCAATGGTATACTAATCCCGACACAGGAATCACCACACCACAATGCCGTCACATTTGGGTTCAAAAATTATTGAGGAGAATTAAACGATGACCAACTTTGTATACTTCATTTCAACAACCTATTTGAAGGACAACACTCCTTTGAATGAGAATGTTGACGATAAATTGCTCAAGTCAGCAATCAAAGAAGCTCAAGAGATTTATGTGAGGGATGTCATCGGTTCGGGCATTTACAATGAGTTGCAAGTTCAGGCATTCGCTGGGACATTGACTCAATTGAATACAACCCTTTTGGACTCTTACATCGCACCTTGTTTGAAATACTACACTTTGACCGAAGCAATGCTCCCAATGACCTTCAAACTGATGAATAAGAGCGTAGCAAGTAGGGAGAGTGACAACGCTCGTGCCGTATCCGTAGAAGAGATGACAATGATTGAGGGCAGATACCGTGACAAAGCGGAGTATTATGCGAATCGTTTGCGTGATTACTTGCGTACAAATACCAATGACTATCCGTTATTCTTGAATCCCGGCAATACAATTGACACCATCCGTCCAAAGAATACCGCTTTTGTGGGTGGCATCTATCTTCCAACTTCACAAGATTGCTTTTGGAATTATGACTTCCCCAACGAGGACAAATAAGTGGCAGAAAAACAACGAGGCAAAGCTTCTCAAATTCCTGAAGAATGACACTAAACCAAATAATCAAAAAGATTCAAACCGCAGCCGAAAGCCATAAAATGGTCGGCAAGTTCGGAGTTGGTCAGCAGTCCAATCTAACGGTTGAGAATGTTGAATACTATCCGTTGGTTTGGTTGTATCCTGATGGCTTCAATTTGTCAACCACTGGCAACTTGATGACATACAACTTTGCTCTGCTTGTGATGGATCGTGTGTTTGAGAGTGAATCAAATGTCATTGAGGTACTTTCGGACACCGCACAAATCATTGCAGATGTATTTGCTTTGATTGATGACAACACCCAAGATGACGAGGACTTTGAATTGGTAGTTACTTCCAACGCTTCACCTTTCTACGATGCCAAAACCGACATTCTTTCAGGATATGCAATCAACTTCCAAGTCAACACTCCTTATCTATTTAATACTTGCGTTGTTCCTGTGTAGCGTGGTTGTGGCTTTCTTCAATTTAGAAAGACCAGTCCGCATTGAACGACCGATAAATGTAGAGATGCACGAGAGAATCGTGGAGAGGGAGAAACTTGTAAGAGACACGCTCATTAAACGAATCAACTCATTTGATACTATCTACCTTGACACCTTCAAACCTTCAGCAGAGGGCTTGAAAAAGGCGATAGGATTACACATCCACTTGGACACCATATGAAGAAAAATAATGTAGTGCGAATTGAAAAGGGGTGGGAGGAAACGAAAGTCCTTCTTATTTCGGATTTACATTGGGACAATCCCAAGTGTGACAGGGAGTTGTTGAAGAAGCATCTTGACGAAGCACTCAAAGGGAATCACGACATACTTATCAACGGAGATTTGTTTTGCTTGATGCAGGGTGCGTATGATCCACGCAAATCCAAGAGCGACATCCGTCCTGAACACAATTCCGCAAACTACTTTGATGCCATTATCAACACCGCAGTTGATTGGTTTACACCTTACGCACATCTCATCAAGTTGGTTGCTTATGGCAATCACGAGACCGCCATCTTAAAACGCCAAGAGACGGACATCATTGAACGCTTTGTTACTTTGTTAAATTACAAGACCGGTTCGGACATTCAAGTGGGAGGATATGGTGGATGGATTCGCATCCAGTTTGACGATGGCTCAAGTACGCAGTCATTCAAAATTAAGTATATGCACGGATTTGGCGGAGGTGGTGCGGTAACTCGTGGCACTATCCAGCACAACCGAATGAGCGTCAATGTAGAGGGAGCGGATGCGATTTGGATGGGGCATGTTCACGAGGACTATGAGATGACCTACACGGTGGAAGAGTTGACGACTAAAGACACCGTTCAATTGAGGGACATCTTGATGATTAGAACTTCAGCATACAAAGAAGAATACGGAGATGGATCAAAGGGGTGGCACATTGAAAGAGGTGCAAGTCCAAAACCAATCGGAGGTCGCTGGTTAATTCTCAAACCATTCCGAGACAAGGCAACAACACGCAAGATTCACGCATACACGCACAAGACATTATGATGAAAGTGCAAATCATACTGGAACAAAAGAACGACTCTTGGCTTGAATCTGTTGGGATTGAACCGGAGATTGTGCAAATCTTGGAAGATGGATTTGTAAATGAGCAACACATTGTCGCTGCTTGTGCGTTCTTTGAGAATACGCAACTATTTATGACAGGTGGACACATCATCGTGATTGAAGAGAGTTACTATACCTTTGTGAGACAATGGATGCAATTAACCCAACACACTACAAACAGGGAGACATAGAGTGCATTGATGCGATTGAGTCAGCAACCATCCGCAAGAAGGGACTCATTGCAGTATGCACCGCAAATGTGATTAAGTACCTTTGGAGATGCGAGGACAAGAACGGACTGGAAGATTTATACAAGGCAAAGTGGTATCTTGACAAGCTCATCGCAGAGAAGGAAAAACAAACGAAGAAAAACGCTACTTTGTAAGATGAGATTCTTGTTGATTCTGCTCCTTCCGTTGACCAGTTATGGACAAGTCCTTGTTGATACAAATACCATCAAACAAGCCAACCATTATTTGGTCAAGGGAGCGATTGCAAGAGAACAAGTCACGCTTCTTCGTAAGATTGTGACATCGGATTCCATCATTATTGCCGAGCAAGATAGCATCATTGTCAAGGTGCGAATCAATAACGCATATCTGCGAGAGAAGAACAATGCCCTTGTGAGCGAAAATAAAGCCATCTCACGCACTTTGTCGCTATTCAAGAACATCAGTATAGGTTTATCAGTTTTAATGCTTGTAGGATGGCTGAAATAGATTTAAGCAAATTAGGCGATGTGCTTGACTCCTTTCTTGGTGATGAGAATGTAGGAAATCCAGTCAACAACTTGCTTGAGCAAATCATCCGAGATTGGTGGAATAACAAAGTAAATCCGCAAATCGCTCGGACAATGGATGAGCGGAAGATAAATGCGAGTGGTGGATTGAAGGCATCGTTCAAACCGGGTGAGATAATTAAGACACCGACATCCATCAACACGATTCTTGTTGCAGATGACTATTGGGAGTTTGTTGAGTTTGGAAGAAAGCCGACAAGGAATGGTCATATTGAGGGAACACCCTACCTGTGGCAGTCCATCAAAGAATGGATAAGGGCAAAGCCGATTGCTATTCCGCAGAATATGACTCACGATTCATTGGCGAAAGCGATTGCAAAAAAGATTCATCGCAGAGGCACAAAGGCAAACCCATTCTTGGAAGATGCGTTCACCGAATCACTCCAAATGGAGTTGGTCAACGAATTGAATGCTCGTCTTGGTGACTTGATTTTTGCCGTTGAAGTGAAAAGTTAATTCACATAAAGAAAAAAATACTTGCACAATTAGTAATTTTAATTTACTTTTGCTCTCGTTATGGATTACACGAAAGCAATTGAAGAGATTAAAATGAAACGCAGACAAGGACTATTGCAGTCCGTTGCTCGTAAAGCTGGGGTATCTCTCCCAACGGTTAGAAAGTATTTGATTGAGGGGAACATCGTTTCTCCCAAAGCCAAGTCAGTCATTGAGATTGCATTGAAGGAGGTGAACAATGCTTGAGGCAACAATCAACGGATGGATTCTCACCATCGGTGGGGATAGGTATGTCTATACCGACAAGCAAGTGGATGACTATTTACTGAACAACCACTTTGATGAACTTGAGCCGTATATGATAAAGCGTGATGTCTACTTCGGTGGATGCGTTGAGACCAATTTAGTCGGCATTGAATCGGAGCGGTTCTTCTATCTTGAACCCGACAAGTTCACGGTGTTATTTATGCTCGGACAAAAAACAAATTTCCTATGAATAAATCAGAATCAATTAAGAACATCGCTGGTGCATTGGTAAAATTCCAAGCATCGGTGAGCAAGGTAGCAAAGGAGTCAAACAACCCTTTCTTCAAGTCAAAGTATGCGTCATTGGCAAACATCCTGTCAACCATCCAAAAGCCATTGAGCGAATGTGGTTTGGCAATCAGCCAATTCCCCGATGGTGACGCACTCACAACCATCATCGTTCACTCCGAATCAGGTGAATGGATGGAGTCATCTTATGTGATGCCGGTAGTCAAGCAGAACGATCCACAATCGATGGGTTCAGCCATTACTTACGCAAGGCGTTATGCACTCGGTTCAATCTTGAACTTGAACATTGACGATGACGATGACGGAGAGAAAGCGATGGGCAGAACATCTGCACCAAAGAAAGACGAACTCACTCCCAAGCATCCCAATTGGGCAAAAGCAATGGAGCATCTCAAGACAGGTGGACTGATGGCTGACATCTTGACCAAGTACGATGTCTCTCCAGTAAACCAAAAACTTTTAATTGGCGAGAAATGAAACATCAACTTCCAACAATTCACCCTAATTTGACCGAAGAGGATTGGCAAGATTTGAGAAGGTCACGCTTCACCGCTTCCGAAATTCACAAACTGATGGGGACTCCGAAATCAAAATCGGAGTTCCTTTCCGAGACGGCAAAGTCCTTTGTGTTTGAGAAAGCAGCGGAGTATCTCACAGGCAATCGCACGGAGATTTATGGTCGTGCTTTGGATTGGGGCAAGGAACACGAGAAAGAAGCTTTCCACTACTTCCAGCAACAAACCGATGACTTCTATACCTACTATGGAGCGGAGACCTACACCTTCATCACCTATGGACTTTGGGGTGGTTACTCTCCCGATGCACTTGGTGAGAAGCTCATTGAAATCAAATGTCCTTTTAATTCAGGCAACCACCTTCAAAACTTCTTCATCAAAAACAACGAGCAACTAAAGAGCAAACGGACGGAGTATTATTGGCAGATGCAGATGGGAATGATTGCAACCGGGTTGACCGAAGGGATTTTCGTTTCATACGATCCACGAATGCCCGATGGAAAGAAGGTAACTGGAACGCTCATCACTTTGGACGAGGACTCTCAAGAAATCATTGACGAGAAACTGACCTACGCTGGAGAACTATTTTTGTCAATCACAAAATAAATCGTCCATTCACAAAAAGATTTGTAAAATAAATTTGTAATTGTGAAATAAAAGTTGTTTGTTTGAACTATGGCATTAGACATCATCTACCCAATCATCTTGACTCCCATCGCATTTGCGGTGGGCTACGGAATCCACGCATTCCGCAAGTCAATGAAGCAAGAACTTCCCGAAGCCAAACCATACGAGTTTGAAAGGGACGAGTACAATCCTGACTTTGACCAATTCAGTCAGGCGATTTACAACCACAAATTCTACAAAGGAAAAGCAAAATGACAACAACAATACTATTTGGATTGACATTCGTCCTATTGGTGTACAAGGTGTATGCTGATGAAAAGAAGTCACAAAGTTACTTGGAAGAAATCTACCGTCTACATCGGATCAACACCGAACTGGAAGGGGAACTTTGGCAGAATCGCATTACTTTGCAAACTGCCACCAACCAATTGAACTTGGCAAAAATGAGTCACGAGAAAACCAAGCAAGAGCTTGAGGACAAAGCGAGGACTTGGGAGAACCAGTATAACTCAATCAAGAATGAAAGCGGTCGTAATTAAAGCCACAATCAACTTCATCACCAAGTGGCGTGTATACTTTGCCGGTGAGTTACTTGCAACCTTTGAGAGTGAACAGGACGCACACGATTACGCTAAATTCATAAACGAACAATGAGCAACAATAAACAACAGACGGCAGTAGAGTGGTTATGGGAAATTGCATATAACAAAGAATTAACCTTTGAAGATTGGAAACAAGCCAAAGAAATGGAGAAG